GAAAAATTAAAATTAGAATTAAAAAGATTAACATCTATCGGTGGTCCTACTAAAATTGTACCAATAGAAGGTATAGTTTTTGTATATGGTGGTAAAACTTTCAAATTAACTGGTGCATTTGCCTCATTAAATCAACTTTTAGGTATTTTTTACGCATAATTTATTAAAAATTAATTTTTATATACTTATATAAAATGTAATAACCTAATATATAACAATGGGTAAAGAGTTTCAAAGAAAATATATGCATCCAACTCGTAGAAAGTTGGTAGATATGGTTATGACTGGTGGTGATTATGAAAAATCTACCACATTAGGTTGGAACGCAGATAAAGTTGAACGTAAAGTTGGTGATGTTTGGGAAGACGAACATCATAGATACGAAAAGAAAGAAGGATTTACTCTAAAAACTTCTAAAAATTCTGAAGCATTTGAAGAACTTCGTAAATGGAGAGATGAACAATCAAAATGTAAAGGTTCAGAATGTAAAACAATCAAATTCACACCCACTCACAAAACACTAATCAAAAAAACTGGTTATTGTGCAAACTGTCTAGCAGAAATAGAAACCAAAATTCGTGCGTTAGATATGTGGGAACATTATGAGGATTATAAAATTTACACTCGTATGTTAGTTGATGGTAAAATCAAATTAGAAGAACTACAACAAGCATATAACGATGTAAAACCATTTTATGAATACATCAACGAAGATGGAACTACTGAAAAATGGGAATTACCACAACCAGTAGAGGAAGTTAAAGCTGAACTAATGGAAATGATTGAATTTGGTAAAACCGAACTTATAAAGGTAGAAGAATTCAGAAACAAAGCATTTGAAATCTTAAAAGAAAACAAATTGGAACACTATTTGTAATATGGCAGGTGCATCATTAAAAGATATTATTAAGATTGAGTATCAGAAATGTGCTGGTGACCCGATATATTTCATGCGTAAGTATTGTATGATTCAACATCCGGTTAGAGGTAAAATTCCATTTCACTTATATCCATTTCAAGAGGATACTCTTACTGATTTTAAAGATAATCGTTTTAACATCGTTCTTAAATCACGTCAAACGGGTATATCTACCTTAGTTGCGGGATTCTCCTTATGGAAGATGTTATTTAACCAAGATTTTAACGTATTGGTAATTGCAACGAAACAAGAAGTTGCTAAAAACCTTATCACAAAGATTAGGGTAATGAATCAATACTTACCAAGTTGGTTAAAACAAACGACAGTTGAAGATAATAAACTTTCATTACGATATTCAAATGGGTCACAGGCAAAAGCAACATCTGCAGCAGGTGATGCTGGTCGTTCTGAAGCCTTATCACTCTTAGTATTTGATGAGGCAGCCTTTATCGATAGTATTGAAGAGATTTGGATTTCAGCACAATCTACTTTATCAACCGGTGGTAACGCAATCATCTTATCTACTCCTAATGGTGTGGGTAATTTCTTTCATAGAACATGGGTAGGTGCAGAAGAAGGTAGAAATGGTTTCAACACAATTCGTTTACACTGGTCAGTTCACCCTGAGCGTGGTCAAGCATGGAGAGATGAACAAGAAAGGTTATTAGGACCGAAAGGTGCAGCACAAGAATGTGATTGTGACTTTGTTAGTTCCGGTGATACTGTCATAGACCCTGCGTTATTACAATTTTATAGAGAAACTTATTGTTTAGACCCATTAGAACGAACTGGGTTTGATGGGAACTTATGGAAATGGGAATATCCAGATTACAATCGTTCTTATATGGTAGTTGCCGACGTTGCTCGTGGTGATGGTGGTGACTATTCTACTGCACAAGTAATCGATATTGTGAATTCAACACAAGTTGCAGAATACAAAGGTAAATTAGATACAAAAGATTTTGGTAATTTCTTAGTTTCACTTTCTACTGATTACAACGAAGCACTTTTAGTTGTGGAGAATGCAAATATTGGTTGGGCAGTTATTCAACAAATTATCGATAGAGGATATAAAAACTTATTCTATATGAGTAAGGATTTAAAATATGTAGATGTTGCTCATCAAATGACAAATAAGTTCAGAGCAGAAGAACGAGGTATGGTTGCTGGGTTCTCTACTACCTCTAAAACCCGTCCATTAATTATTTCTAAGTTAGATGATTACCTAAGAGAAAAATCCTTTACAATCCGTTCTACGAGGTTGATAGATGAATTATTTACATTTATTTGGAATGGTAATCGTGCTGAAGCAATGAAAGGATATAATGATGACTTAGTAATGTCACTTTCAATTGGGTTATGGGTTAGAGATACTGCATTGAGATTAAGACAAGAAGGTATTGATTTAACTAAACAAGCTTTGGGTGGTATAAATCAAAGTGTAACTGATATTGGTGGGTTCGGTGGAAACTCTTCTTTCGATGAAAACCCTTGGCAAATGAGAGTTGGTAATCAATCCGAAGATTTATCGTGGTTAATAAAATAATCAAATAAAAAAATGTATATATTTATAGTGTATAGGAGAAATATACCATGATAAAATTAACAAACATAATCAAAGAGGAAGTAGAAGACTATCCTTTTGACCAACCTGAAAACAATTTTTTAGACTACGATGAATTAGACGTAGAAGATGAAGATGAAGAAGATTTTCTTAACTTCTTGAAAGCATATTCATCAGAGTTACAAGAAGCAAATTGTAATTGTGTTTACGAAGCCGAATATCAAGGTAGAGAGGTTAAATTAGGTAAACCAATGCAGGGTGATGTTAAGAAATTTAAAGTTTATGTTAAAAACCCAAAGACAGGAAAAGTTGTTAAAGTAAACTTTGGTCAACCGGGAATGAACATTAAAAAAAATAATCCTGAAAGAAGGAAATCTTTTAGAGCAAGACACAATTGTGATAATCCAGGTCCACGTACAAAAGCACGTTACTGGTCTTGCAGAAAATGGTAAAATAAAAAATTATGGCAGATACTTCATTTTTTGGTAGGTTAAGAAAACTTTTTTCTCAAAAGGCAATCGTTACGGTCACGCCCGATGGAAAAAGAAAAGTTTTTGATTTTGACGAAAGACAAGAAACTAACTTATCATCATTAAGAGATAGATACACAAAACTACAAAAATCGTTCTATGAACAAGCAGGTGGTGCACAATCAATGGCATACCAACAGGTTCGTAGGGAGGTTTTTAGGGATTATGATGCAATGGACCAAGACCCGATTATTGCATCTGCATTAGATATTTACGCTGATGAATCTACTTTAAAAAATGAATTCGGTGAAATGTTGATTGTTCGTTCTGATAATCCACGTGTTCAAGAATTATTAGAGAATTTATATTACGATATTTTAAACGTAGAATTCACTTTATGGCCTTGGACTAGAAATATGTGTAAATATGGTGATTTCTTTTTAGGATTAGAAATTGCAGAAGGTAAAGGTATTGTAAACGTTACACCATATTCACAATATAATACTGAAAGACTTGAAGGACATGACCCAACTAATCCACATATGGTTAAATTCAGAGTAATGGATGATGCTATTGGAAAAGTTGATTATGATAATTTTGAAATTGCACACTTCCGTCTATTATCAGATACAAACTGGTTACCTTATGGTAAATCTATGATTGAGAATGGTAGAAGATTATGGAAACAATTATCTCTTATGGAAGATGCGATGTTAATTCATCGTATTATGAGAGCACCAGAAAAAAGAGTATTCAAAATTGATATTGGTAATATCAATCCTACCGAAGTTGATAATTACATGCAGAAAATCATCAGTAAGATGAAAAAAGTTCCGTTTGTAAATAAAGAGACAGGTGATTATAACTTAAAATACAATATGCAAAACCTTACGGAAGATTTTTACTTACCGGTAAGGGGTGGTGATAGTGGAACATCAATTGATAATCTAAGTGGATTAGAATACACTGCAACCGAAGATATTGAATACTTAAAAGGTAAATTATTTGCTGCATTAAAAATTCCAAAAGCATATTTGGGATACGAAGAAAACGTTAATGGTAAAGCAACCCTAGCAGCAGAAGATGTTCGTTTCGCAAGAACAATCGAAAGAATACAAAGAACAATTGTATCCGAATTATCAAGAATTGGTGTAATACACTTATATGGTAATGGAATACAAGATTCAGAAATGGCTAATTTTGAAATACAATTAGTAAACCCATCAACAATTTATGAGCAAGAGAAAGTTAATCTATGGTCTGAAAAGATTAGATTAGCAACTGATATGCAATCATTAAAAATGTTGTCTAAGGATTGGATATATGATAATATATTCAAAATGTCTGATTCCGAACAAACTGAACAACGTGGTAAAGTTGTAGAAGACCTTAAAGACACATTCCGTTATAATTCTATTGAGAACGAAGGTAATGACCCTGCAAATCCACCACAACAAACTGATGTTGAGGAAAGTTTAGAAAACTTAAAAAGTGAACTAAAAGGACAAGTAGGAAGACCTCGTGAGGGAAACACTTATGGTAAAGATAAACATCCATATGGTAGAGACCCATTAGGTGATGATGAAAGAACTGCCAAAAGAAGTAGGACTTCAGAGGTAAAAGCCAAAAGTTTCATTAATGGAATTGCATCAAAACGTAAATTTTTACACGAAACAAAAGATATGTTAGATGAAACTAACATTATCGATGATACGGAAAATTAATTTAACTTATAATTTTTTATATTTATATAGAGAAATTTTGAGTCTATCAAAATAAGGATTAACAAATGAGAAAAATAAAACATTCGAAATTCAAAAATACAGGGTTCCTATTTGAGTTATTGACACGTCAAATAACTTTGGAGATTTTGAACAATGCACCAGAGGAAAAAGCTAAAAAAATCGTACAAGAATTTTTTGGTGGGAAAACTGAAATGGCTAAGGAATTACGTTTATTCAATTTATTGATAAACGAAAAATATAATTCTGAAACTAAAGCAGAAAAGTATATTGATGCTATTATAGAAACTCGTACAAAATTAGATGAAAATAAACTTGCAAGAGAAAAGTATAATCTTGTCAAGTCAATCAAAGAGAATTTTGAATTAGATTCATTCTTATCATCGCCAGTATCTAACTACAAAGTTTTAGCATCAGTGCATAAGATTTTTGAAGCAAAGGTACAAGATGTAACTAACGTTAAAGAAGTATTTGATGCTAAATTAACATTGATAGAACACATTTCATCAACAACACCATCTTTAAAACAAAAAGAAGATAAGTTGTTAGAAGATTATAGAAAACAGGAGAAGGATTTAAGATTACTTACATACAAAATCCTTGTTGAAACTTTTAACAAGAAATATACGAACTTAAATAACGAACAAAAGGATATTTTAAGAGAATATATTAACAACGTAAATAACACTTCTAAATTTGGTGAATACTATGATTCTAAATTGAAGAATGTAGTAACTGAATTACACAAACTTTATTCCGAAGTTAATGATAAAATCACAAAGATTAAATTGAAAGAAACAATTAATGTAATGAAACAACAAAAGGTTGGTAAAAAAGTTACTGATGAGCAAGTTTCAGCGTTGATGATGTCATATGAATTAATAAAGGAAATAAAAAATGTTAAAGAAAGAAAATCTTAAATCTTATATAGACGAACTTATTAAAGAAGTTGAAGAGGAGTTGAAAGAATCCACTACCACTGGTGGTGTCGATGGCTATCAAACTCCTTTTGCTTTTTCTGGTAAGAGAAAACAAGATAAAGCAAAGGCTGATTCAAATATAGAAGTGACTGGATATACAAAAGTTAAGGATATTGATGAATCAACTACTCCATCTGATATAATTAAAGATTTGGATAAAGTAAGACATGACTTAATTAAAAAAGTAGATGTTTTAATTGCTAAAAAGAAAAAACTTTATTCTAATGTAGATATTGAATCACCAATGTCAGCAGATGAAAAACAATTGGATAAAGATATACAAAGTATATTTTCACAAATACAAAGTATAATTCAACAAAAAAGAAAAATTAAAGAATCGGTAAATGAAGGAAGTTTATATTCAAGTCAAAATTTAATTAAAAAATTAACCCCAAAAATAGAAAAAGATGTTGAGTTATTAAAAAAACAATTTCCAAACTACGATATAACATTAGTCAAAAATAGATATGAAACGGATGGTTCTTATACACTATCTATTTCAGGAAAAAATACATCTACTATTGATAATAATAAACTACAAAATACTATTAAATCTAAAATCAAAGAATCGGTAAACGAAAGTTGGGAAGTTAAAGATGGTAAAGTATTATCAAACGGAAAACTCATAGGATACTACGAATTTGATAGAGATTCTGATTCATTTTGGGTAGATGATGTGAAGAAAGGTAAAGGCCAATTATCATTTGATACAAAAAGAGAAGTTGAAGATTACTTTAAGAAGAACGAAAAGGATGCTCTTAAATCATTAGGAAAACTAAGAGGTAAATACGAATCAGTATCCGAAGGTAAAGTTAAAAGACCAGTAAATCGTTGGTTAGAATTGAAAAATGATGAATCAATGCACGCTAATAAGAAGTTAGCAGTAGGATTGAAAGAATTAAAACACCAATTGAGCGAAGTAGAGAAGTTTTTCCGTTGGTATAATCAAATTAAGACGATGAACGAACTATCATCCGATGTTTTTTGGAAAAGAACTCACGGTCATATTTATAAAATAAAAGAGAGATTAATTAACATTGCAAAAACAATACAGGAGATAGAAAAATAATGAAAATATCACGTGCAAGACTAAAAGAAATCGTTAAAGAAGTGATGGTAGAAGAAACTGAATACCAACAATTCTTTCAAGCAGCATTAGATAAGGCTGGAAAATCTATTCCAGAAATGTCAGAAGAAGAAAAGAAAGCTTTTTTTGATAAAATTGATGCAGCATGGAATGGTAAAGGTGAGAAAAACGAAGCTAAAAAGAAAAAGTGGTAATTAACCGAATGACTAAGAAAAGATTGTTAGAAATAATTGATGAGGAAATCCTTAAAGTAAAATGGGGGTTTGTTAATGAAGAAATCACTAGTGAAGATGAAAAAATCATTAGAGATATTATTCGTAAAGAAGTTTCTGCAATATTTTTTGATTTATTTAAGAAAAGAAACGTTTGGGGAGCATAATGAAAAATTTATTAATTGAGACTAACCTATTTGAAGGTAAAATCAACGAAGATGCATCAGGTAGAACACTTGTTAAAGGTGTTTTGCAAAGAGCTGTTGCTGAAAATCAGAATGGTAGAGTATATCCGTTAGAAATCTTACAAAGAGAAGCAAAGAAATACGAAACTCTTATTAAGGAAAGACGTGCATTAGGAGAATTAGACCACCCAGATTCATCAGTAATCAACCTTAAAAACGTATCGCATAACATTAGAGAAATCCATTGGGAAGGTGATGATTTGTGTGGAACTGT